TTTTGATGTCTCATAAGTTCAGAGGTCTTTCAATCTATGATCGCCTAAAGCAGATTCAGGAGCAAAAGACTTCTCTTTGGCGCAACATGTTCGACAATATCTACCTTCAAAATAATCAACGTAATATCGTTGTTGAAGGTCAGGTTAATATGGATGACGTTCTCGTATCTCGTCCAGGTGGCATAATTCGTGCAAAGCGTTTAGATGCAATCATGCCGCTACAGACTCCTCAGCTTGGTGAAGATGCTTATACGATGATGCAGTATCTAGACTCTGTACGCGCAGGCAGAGTCGGTGTATCTCCAGAAGGTGAAGCGACGCCGCAGAAAATCGGCGCCCGTGTTGGCTCAGAAGGTGTAGATAGACTATTAACTGCCAAAGAAGAACTCGTAGGTCTTATTGTCAGAGTAGTAGCTGAGACGGGAATCAAGCCACTTTGTATTAAAGTACGTGATCTTTGTACGCGCCACGTCGATGCGATTCAAGACTTTAAGTTCCGCGGTCAATGGGTAAAAACTAATCCCGCCGAGTGGAATGCGCGTAGTCGTACTACTGTACGAGTCGGTACTGGTACTGGTAATCATGATCGTCAAGTTGCCGTTTTGGAACGTGTTCTTGAAATACAGTCACAGTTGTTCCAAATGGGTTCTACGATGATTACTCCGCAGAAAGTTTATGCAGCAATTGATGACTTGGCTAAATTTGGCGAACTGAACGGCGCGAGTAAATACTTCTTGGATCCAGCCAGCCCAGAAGGACAACAGGCAGCAGAACAGAAACAGCAGCAACAGCAGCAAGCAGAGCAAGAACAGAAACAGCAACAGATTGCTCTACTGCAAGCTCAATTGCAAACTGCTGAAGCTAATCTGAAAATGGCACAAGCTCAGCAGGATAATGTTGTTCTCAAAGCCCAAGTAGAAAATCTCAAAGCTCAGCTCTTAGATTCTAAGCAGCAAGCAGAAGCTGCTGGCAAAGACGCTGACCGCTCACTCAAGAAATATGAGATTGAAACAAAGGCTGCTATAGAATTGACTCGAATTGAGGTTGAAGCACAGAACCAACAAGAACAGAATGCACTTTCTAACCGCAAAACTTTGGAGCAGGTAGCTTAGTATGGATTTGCAGACTAAAGATCAAGCTACGAAATTTCTCGTCGGAGTGGCCTCTGTTATAACTACCGTTCTTGGTTCAGGTACAATTGTAGATTACAGAGCAGAAGAACGGGTGCAGTCTGTAACGAAAGGTGTAGAAGAAATAGCATCACAAAATCAGATTATCTTAAAAGATTTGTCTTCTTTGGTATCTGACAGGTTAGAAAAACTTAACAAAACTTCTGAAACGGTAGAAGTAAGTAATGAGTTAAATAAAGAAATTCTTGATCTGGCTAAGCAAAGACTAGAAATGCACAAGAAAGAAGTTAGTATGCTCAAAGATATTCAAGCAGAAATGAATAAAATAAAGAGGTTAGACCCTATTAAAGGTAATTAAGAATGAACTCAGAACAGGAAGCGAGACTACAGACGGATGTTGATAGAGGCCAACGTGCTCAACACGTCTATGACACGTATTTTGAGGACTTCATTAAACGAACCAACGAAGAACTCTTTAATAGTTTCCTTGCTGTAGACCCTGACCCAGATTATATAATGAAATTAAAATACTTACAAATGGCGGTTTCTTCTTTGGAGGGTAGAATCAAATCAGATATAGATGGTGGTAAAGTAGCACTCAGACAATTATCTGATGCAATAAAGCATTAATGCATCATATAGCGGTTTAACACAACAAATGGTGATTTTATGAATGGTATTACGACTCAGACTACTGGTGAAGCAGCGTCCGTCGTTAATCCAGTTGATGATATTGCTTCTTTACTTATCGGTGAAGAAGACGAACAGACTGGTAGCGAAGACCAACAACTTGGACTTAATGAAGCTGGTAACAGTGAATCAGAAGGTCAACAAGAAGAAGGTGAAGACTCTAGTGCTGATGGCGACAAGGACCAAGATGAGCAATCTGATGAAGACCTTACTTGGGCCAAAGCGCTTGGTGTGGAAGACAATCAACTTATACTTGACGACAAAGGCAATTTAAAAGGCATTGTTGTTAAAGTAGATGGGGAAGTCTCTACACTGCCTCTGAAAGATGTAATTGCTGGTTACCAAATCAACAAGCACGTCACTCAGAAATCTCAAGCTCTTGCAGAAGAGAAGAGAGAATTTGACCAGTTAAAAGCTCATGCGGCGCAGACTCTGACTAATAAGTTGGAAGCTGCAGAAAGATTAACCCAAATGCTCCACAACAATCTAGTAAGCGAATATGCTAATGTAGATTGGGATTTGCTTAGAGTACAGAATCCCGGTGAATACGCTGCTAAAGTTGCCGATTTCCAGGCCAAAAACCAAGGAATACAGAATGCTTTAGCTGCTGTTGGTGCCGAGAAAAATCAGTTATCTATGCAACAATCCCAAGAATATCAGCAGAACTTTGCTAGATACTTGGATTTTCAACTTCAGAAGGTGCTTGAGCATAATCCCGCTTGGAGAGACCAAGAGGTATTGCGTTCAAATATCAATGAAATAGGAGCAATTATTTCTAAGGAATACGGGATTACGCAAGATGAATTTGCGATGCTGAACGATTATCGTCATCTTGAAATTATTAAAGATGCGATAGCCTATAGAAAGGGCAAGTCAGTATCTAAGCAAAAGATTCAAAATATCCCAAATGTCCAAAGTTCTAGTGGGAAGTCTTCTAAGCCAATGAGCAAATTGACTCGTCTAACACTAGATGCTAGGAAGGCAAAAGGCTATAAACAGCGCGATTTACAACGTGATGCTGTGGCGGCTCTTCTTCTTGGCGAAAAATAACTTTCACTTCATAGGTAACGCAAATGGCTAGTTCTGGTACTGCTAATGCTGCCGTCTTGGATTCTGCTGAACTAAAGGCAGTCAAAGCTGGTGGTCTCATCCGCGAGGATGTAATGAACAAAATCTTTGATATTTCAAAGATTCCTCTTCCTTTCACTGATATGGTCGGTTCTACTACTGCAAAGAATGAGTATGTAGAATGGACCAAAGATCAGTTGTCTAACCCGAACATCGCCAACGCGGTTATTGACGGTTCTGACATCACTGGTAATGACGCCGCGACTGGTGAGCGTGTAGGTAACCATCATCAGATTTCAGTTAAGGCTGTACAGGTATCTTACCGCGCTGACGCATCTGATACGATTGGTCGCGCTAAGGAACTGGCGTATCAGCTGATGCGCCGCCAGCAGGAACTGCGTCGAGATGTTGAAGCTATTGCTCTTGGCAACCAAGCTTCTGTAGCAGACAATGGTACTACTGTTGCCGGTAAGGTCGGCACTCTGTGTTCTTGGCTGAAGTCCAACGCGATTGGTTCTTCTTCTCAAGGTTTTAACCTTGATACGAAGCTTACCGTAGCTGCTACTCCGGCTGCTGCTGTAGCCTTGACTGAAGCTAATCTGCGCGATACCATTCAGAGCGTATACCAGAACGGCGGTGATGCTTCTGTAATGATGACCACTCCGGCGGTCATTGCGAAGTTCAGCCAATACATGATCAAAAGCGCAGGTGCTACCGCTCAGATCCATACTGAAGTTGATGGTCGCAGTAAAGAGCCGGTAACTGCTCTTGGTACCGTTAATGTCTTCGTGACAGACTTCGGTACTATCCGCGCAGTGCCTAACCGCTTGCAACAGACCTACGATGATGCGACGCCTACCACTCCAAAGAAGGCATCTACTGTCTTTATCCTGGACCCTAGCTATATCTCGCTCTGCTATCTGAAAGGATATCAGACTGACGAACTCGCTAAGACTGGTTTGAGTGAAAAGCGTGTTATGTCTGTCGATTGGTCACTTATCGTCCACACCGAGAAGGCCCACGGCATGATCTTTGGTGTTGATGGTTCTGTTGCAATGACTGCATAAGGTGACTACAATGGCTGAAGCATCCAAAGTAAAAGTTCAACCAAAAGAAGTCTATAAGGCTCCTACGGTAGAAAAGATGGATGCTTCGGCTACTGTTAAAGTCATCAATATCTCTAGCAGGAATGTATGTCTTGCTAGCGGTGTCTTGGAAGTAAACCAAGAAGGTGAAGCAACAGTAGCTGAAGCTAGTACGTTGTCAGACTACATCAAGATCATCGGTAAGTAAAAAATGATAGACCCGGTCATACGCTCTCGCATCCACTATCAAAATCACACTGATACTGTTACACATGTGATGGATCAGCCAAGTGAAAATGCCATATTAGAGAGAAACGCAGAACTTCGTAAGGATAATGTTCTTTCTGACTTGTCTTTTGGTAGACAGATTGCTTCTATTCCTCTAATTATGTGGGAAAGAGCAAAGCGAGCAGGGTATGACTTGGAGTCTAAAGATTCTAAGATTGCTGAGAAAGAGATATTTCGCTTTCTCCAATCTGACCTTGGTAAAGCTTGTATGGTAAGAGATAAAATCTAATATTGGAGAAACTCATGAGTGATGTAACAATAAAATTGAGTGCTGACGAAGCAGAAGATTTGCTTCAATTACTCAAAGATCACGAAGAACTGACTCCAGTAGCAGATCGCATAAAAGCTAATACCACTGCCTTACAAAAAGCTCCAGAAGTAACTCAAAAGTTTAGTCTAGGCGCCACTAGTAAAGCACGTTTAAAGGGAGTACATCCTTCTTTGGTAAAGGTAGTTGAGGAGGCTATTAAGCGTACCCCCATTGATTTTACTGTTCTAGAAGGTCTTCGCACTAAAGAACGTCAGCGCCAATTAGTGAACAAAGGCGCTAGTAAAACAATGAATTCTTATCATATAACAGGCCATGCTGTGGACATTGCTCCATTAGTAGATGGTAAAGTTACATGGGATTGGAAGTATTATCATCAACTTGCGCCAATCATAAAACAAGTAGCTAAGGAATTAGGTGTAAATATCACTTGGGGTGGCGATTGGAAGACATTTAAAGACGGTCCGCACTGGCAAATTCCAAGATGAAAGAAAAATTTGTTAATGTGCTATTGTTTCTAATTTTATGCGCTTTAACAATAACTGCTATGGGTACTGCTATAATAACTGCAGTATCAGTTCGTGATTATGTAGAGCGCGAATGTTATTAAGAGGTTAAAATGAAAGATAGACTTGGTATAGCTCTTGGTGAAGCTTCTACTTGGCGTGGTCTTGTAATGATACTTACTGCAATAGGTATTCAACTTGATCCAGAACAACAGGCTGCTATTATTTCTTTAGGTTTGTCTATAGGCGGAATACTAGCGTTGTTTTTTAAGCGCAAATCTTAAGTTCAATCATGGAAGAATGGAATGGTGAAGAAAGGCGTAAAACTGTTCAATTAGTAGATACTAGTGATTTACTAACTAGGGATGAACTAAAAGAACTTAAAACTTTAGCATCTTATGCAAAAGCATTTAGATGGCTTACTACAGGGTTTATGGCTGCAGCTGGATTTTTTGGAATTGACAAATTAAGCGAATGGTTCAAACATTAAAGAATATAGCATACTTACTTATTGGTTTTGCTATCTTTTGGTTTTTATTACGATTTGATATGTCAACTGGCGGTAGAGTAGCTGCTAAAAGTATTCATCATAGTTTTCCTGACTGTTCTAACAATTGTCATAAAACATAAGAGATTCTAATGTTAACATATGATGAAATAAAAGCAACAGCTTTAGATTACGCTGATAGAGCTGATGATACAGACGTAGTAAATCGTCTAGATGCTTTTTTGCGTGTGGTTGAGGCCCGTGTTAACCGAGTACTTCAAACAGGAAGACAATCAAAACGCTCTCATATTTACACTAATTCTGGTCATTCATTCTACGCATTGCCAGATGATTTTGCTGGAATGCGAAGCATAGTTCTCAAAACTACTACTTCTGATAATTCAGGTATTATTTTGGATTATGTAGTTCCAGAAGTAATGAATACTCATATAAACCAAAATCGCTCTAATGGTGTCTATACTATCATTGGATGCAGTTTACAAGTTTGGCCAGTAACAGATAATTATGTACTTGAAATTGTTTATTATCAACAATTAGTACCTTTATCATCTACTGTACCGGAAAATTGGCTCACCCGTATGAGCCCGGATGCTTATATTCAAGGCCTGTTAGTGGAAATTAACAGTTTTGTAAGGGACCAAGAAGCAGCTCTTCTTTGGGATGGTAGATTTAAACAAACCTTAGTAGATATGCAATATGAAGACGACATTGACCGTTGGTCTGGTCCTGCTCCTGCTGTGAGATTAATGTAATGGATACACCTGTTGCTGATTGGGTTCTACAGACTACTAAAACTACTGGCACCGGCCTTATTGAATTAGGTTCAGCTAGACCTGGCTACGCTGATTTAAAAGAAGCTTTGAAAGCTTCTAGCGAAGTTTGGTATTCTATACTTTCTGAAAATGGCTCTCGTGAGTGTGGTATTGGTTATTTTGACGCCACCGCTAATACACTTAAAAGATCTATTATTCATGCTACTTTGGCAAATGGGGTACACAAAACTATAGCTCCAAATGTAGTATTAGATCCTATCTTTCTACAGGGTATTTCTCTTGTTAGTTGTACATTTAACTCAGAGTCTTGGAAACAATTCATAACCGATTTACAAGTTGGTCAAGTAACTTCTCTTCCTGCCGGTAGTCCGCCTACAGTAACTAACGTAGGTACGCATTCAGTTCCGATTCTTAATTTTGGTATTCCGGATGGCGCAACTGGACCAGCAGGACCAGCAGGACCAGCAGGACCCATAGGTCCTCAACCGACTGTTACCGCAGGTGTAACTACTACTGGAGCTCCAGGTAGTTCTGCTTTGGTTGTTAACTCTGGAACTCCATATGCTGCAGTATTTGATTTCACAATTCCTCAAGGCCCACAAGGCATACAAGGACCAGAAGGGCCTGTAGGACCACAAGGACCTCAAGGACCTCAAGGTCTTCTTGGTCCTGTTGGTCCTGTTGGTCCTCAAGGAGCTGGTTTAGCAATTACTGGAGTGGTTCCTACTGCAACTGACTTGGCGTCTATAGCGATGCCAAGTATAAACAATATGTATCTAACAGCAGATACAGGGCGTGGTTATGTATGGGATGGCTCATCATGGGTAGACGTAGGTCCAGTCAGA